ACTGATAAGGATTTCTTTATTGATACTATTTATGTTGGTGACGAATGCCATGTGTTTGATATAATTGAGTTTGATGACAAAGATGTACATGATGAGCCTTCACAAGACCGTCTTAAAATATTAAGAGGCGGTATGGAAAGTCATGAAAAAGTATTGTTACCGGGGGCGTATAATACTAGATTTACAGATGATGCTGGTTTAGAGCACACAATCAAAGATTTAGAAAAAGAAGGAGAGCGCATTCTACTTCGTGATGCTAAGTCAACTTACATGCTAGGAGAAAAACGACATCCTAAATGGGTGCTTCTCAAACCCGGTAAAGATGTTAATTTAATTGTATTAGATAAAAAAGGAGATGGGGAGTATACTTACAGGTTAGGCATGGGTCCAATTATTGATGGTGAAGATATAGGAGACAGGGCTAAAGAATTAGAAGACGAAACTTACATGGATGTAGGGACTGTGTTCCATAGTGATAAAGAATTCAATGTAGGAGATTATGTAACAGTTACAATGGATAGTGTTACTTCATTTAAAGAAAACGAATCTGATGTATATACTATTCATGCAGGTGATATAAAAGGAGATGCAGAAGGAGAGCCTTTGGCTAGTAGAGAAACCCTTGCAGCGTTTACTAAATCATATCCTGAACAATGGCCTCATCAAATTAAAAGGTCTGATAGGCACATTATGGTAGAGTTTCAACAAGGTGGGGTAATTTACAAAGCAACCAATAGTGGTAATAGTTGGTTTGTACATTCTCCTAAATCAAAGAGTCGTTTATTAATCAGAATGGCTGAATCACAAAGACCGTTTTGGTCACCTATCGCTGGCATTTTGTTAAAAGGTGATTTAGATATTAAAGAAGAAGAAGAAAAAGCAGAAGTTAAAGAAAGTGAAGGTGATGCTAAACCTCTTATTAAACCTAGAAAAGTCAAAGATACAGACTATTGGGATACTACTACTCGTGCATTGAAAGCGATTGAAAAAGCAATAGGTAGTGTAGGTCATGCTTTTACAGGTGCTAAAGGTTTAGGAATTGATATGGCTACACCTGTAGAATCACCTACTGGTCCTACGAAAACAAGGGACGAAAGCACACTTCCCGACTATGATGGTCGCCCAAGGCCAGATGAAGAGTTAGAAGAGCCTCAACCTAAGACTGCAGATAAGCCGCAGTCACTCGATTTAGACTTAGATACTGAAGAAGAAATGGGCCATTTACACGTGGATAAAGATTCTGCTGTGATACAAACGTCTTAAGTAGTATGAATTGGACTTTGGGGGTTTAATGGCTTCCGCAGCGCTTCTACGCACACCTTCTATAGAAGATGGTGGTTTGCATATTATCAAGTCTTCAAACGACTTAGTAATTGCAGGTTACGCTAGTGTAGAAATGGTAGATAAACAGGGAGACAAAATTACATCAGGTGCATTAAAAAATGCATTTGGGGATTTTATGAAAGCATCTAATTATAGGAATGTACAATTAGCACATTCTAATATACAAGTAGGTGAAGTAATAAAAGAGTATACAGATAATGAAGGACGTATGTGGAAATCTGGAGTAGATGACTCAGGTATGTTCGTTGTTATTAAATTACGTGACGACATCGAGAAGGCTCGTGAAGTCGCAAATCAAATTCGCAAAGGTACCCTTAGAGGTTTTAGTATTGGAGGACAAGCATTTAAGCGCATTAACAAGCATGATGCTGAACACGGTAATTATACCGAGATTTCAAAACTAGAACTTCATGAGGTGACTATTTGTGAAAAAGGGATAAATCCCGAAGCAACCTTTAGAATATTAAAGGAGGACACAACAATGAATAATGAAACAAACGCATTAGGAGAACTATCTGACGTTCTTGACCGACTAAACAAAAAATTGGATACTATGGAAAATGGACCTGCAACAGAAGATGTTGCTAAAGAATTCCCTTTTGCAAATGGTGATGGTAAAGATTCAGATAAAGACTCTAAAGAAGATAAAGACAACGGAGACGATGATAAAATGAACGAAAAAGAAGAAAAAGCATATTCTGATGATGACAAAAAAGAAGATAAAAAAGAAGATATGGAAAAGTCAGAATACAGCGATGTAATAACAAGTGATTACTTGAACTGGATGGAAAGCACTCTTAAAGGACAAGGTGTTAACATTGGTGAAGCAAGAAACCACTTTGAAAACCTAGAAAAAGCACAATTGGGCGGTTACTCAGGTAACGAAGGACCAGAACACGGACAAACAAAGAACCGTGAATCAGAAGGTGGAAACCCATCAGTAAGTGCTCTTTCTCGTGCTGGATTAAGCAGTGGTGGAAAAGTTAAGAAATCTAACTTCCTTACACCAGATAATGTAAGTGCATCTGAAATAGAGGCGGCTTATGAAGTGTTTAAAGCAGCAGCAGTTGAAGAACAATTTAAATCAAGTTTAAATTCAGTATTTACTGACAGGTTACAAAAAGAACAAACACAAGAAAGAGATGCAAGAGCAGCATCTTCCTTTGATGCACGTGGCCCATTAGGAGAAATCCAAAAGGCTATCCAATCATTAGGAAGCAGAATTGATAATTTAGCAGAATCAAACAATGCAGCACCAATCATGAAATCAGCAGGTAATATTTCTAAAGTTGAAGTACCATCCTCTGAAGATTTGGCTAACATGGACTGGAACGATGTTCACAGATTAGCAGGGAGTGTATGGAATTAAATTCCAAATATAAAAAATAAATGGAGATGAAAAAATATGGCAAGAAATTATGTAAGAACAGTACAAGACTTGGAAAGGTACTACTACGGTGCTGGAAACGCAATGGGTTACTCTTACAGTGGTTCAGAACTACTGAAAGCAGATGCACCTATGCTAAGTACAACAGCAGGTACATACCAAGCAATATATGGACGAAAGGTTTGGTCACAACTAAACCAAGAATTTAACGCATTTAGTATTCTACCTAAGAAACCTTGGGACAGAAGCGGATGGCGTGTTGTAACTGCAAAACCATCAACAGCAGTTGGTGGCGGTATTGCAGAAAATGGTACACTACCAGACACAACAAAACCAACATTCCAACATGTTGCAGCAAAACCAAAAACAATTGCTCACGCTTTTGACATGTCAGAAGTAGCAATTTTCCTTTCTGATAAGGATGATGGTCTAGGTGACATAAGAAGTGTATTAAAAGAAGAAATGGGTAAACACCATGCAGAGCACATCAACCAAATGTTACTACAAGATGTTACAACAGTTGCAGGCAATGATATAGAATCACTTGACCGTGTAACTTCTGCTGACAGTACAGCAATGACATCAGGAACTCATTATGATGCAGGCGATGATGATATCTACAGTATTGACAGAAGTGCAAACTCATGGTCATACGCTGAAGGTAATGCTGATACAGGTAGTGTTAACAGAACTTTAAGTTTAGACCACTTAGATGATATATTCCAAAAGTTATGGGTACGTGGTGGAAATCCAAAAGTTATGTTAACTGGATATGATACATTGATGAGAATTCAACAATTGTTACAAACACAACAAAGATTCATGGAAGAAAGAAGAGTTACACCAACATACAATGGTGTAAAGGGTGTACCCGGTATTGAAGCGGGATTCGTTGTAGCAACATACAATGGAGTACCAATCATTCCTTCCAAAGATGTAGCAAAAGATAGTCTAAGCAGAATGTATATGCTTGATACAGATTATTTGTACTTTAGTACTGGAATCCCTACACAATACTTTGAAAGCGGAATCGAAACAGGTGACCCGTTTGCAATTAACAGACTAGGTCAAGAAGGACTTTACAGAACAATGGGTGAAGTATGGACAACTTTCTTTGGAGGTCAAGGTTCAATCCGTGACCTTAAGTGAGGATAAATGGAGATTAAAAATTAAGGAGATGAAAAAATATGGCAACAATAACACACAGAGGAATAACATATAATGCAGAAAGTGGCACACCGTCAGTTAATATAGATTTGCAATTACAAGGTGGAGTAGACCAAGATGAAACAGAATGGCAAAAAGGGTTTGGAACTCAATACCCCGGTGGTGGAGTAGATGAGTTTTCAGCATCAAATAGTGATGGAAGCAACAGATTTAATCCAAGACTGATTTTACTAACAATTACATCAGGTATGGCAGATACTGAAACACTAACTCTTTCAGGTCAGTGTACTAAGATTTTATCATGTGTATCACAAAGAGCAGATGCAACAGCAAACATAGCGATTGTAAAGACCAGTGATTTGGTATTAACTTTTGATATGGAAGCAACTACTGACGGTACAACAGACGATTTAACTGCAATGGAACTTTGGCTAGTAGTAGTCTAAGGTGATTCAATTGCCTAAAGTAACATACATGGGACCTTTTTACGCTCTTTTGAAGCGTGATAAGGCCGCAGGTGAATGGATTAGGGGAGTCCCTGAAGAAGTATCTCAAGAATGGGTTAACACTCATAGAAGGGAACTTTCAGGGAACTTCCTTGTTGAAGGTGATGAGGGCGTTACAACTGATGAATTAAATGATGGAATACCAGATAAAGGATGGACAATTAAGGACATTCGTGCTTGGTTAAAAGAACATGATGCAAACCCTAGTGGATATGCAACAAAGACATCATTATTGAAATCGGTTGATAAAGTTCTTAACCCACCTCAACCTGAGCCAGAACAAGCGGCAGAAGAACAGGCAGTTGAAGAAAATAAAGGAGATGAATAATTATGGCATTTAGCACAACAACAGACACAAGAGTTCATGTATTGGGAGACCTCTATATGATGACAGGAACTTTCACAGATGGTGGAACAGAAGTATCATACGCAGACCACTTAAGCAGTGTATTAGCAGCAGGGGGTCATTTGACTTCTATAATAAGCACTGGTATTGATGTAAATAACGGCAATATTGACATTGGTGAAACTGTACTTACAGTAAGTGCAGTGGAAGCAAG